TAAACAGTATTTCTCAGAACAATATGGTATACCATTAGATAAAATTGAAGTTGAATTTTTTATATTAAAACGAAAAGTATTAGATTGGGATGATGAAAAATTAATGTCACCACATCAAGCGTATAGAGTACAAACATTTACCCCACCTAGTGGAAAAATTAAACTAGGCAGAGCGAAAAAAGCTATTAATGATTTTATTAGCGAATGTTTTAACTCTAGTGGTAAAATAAAAGAAAAAGATTACCCCAAACAAGTGAGCGCCTGGAACTGTAGGTTTTGTCCATATAAAGTAGACAAAGAGCATTGCGGTGAAGGCATAATATATTAAAATAATCCATTTAAAAAAACAAACATGGCAGAAAGTAAAAAAATGACACTAACGAGTGTTAAAGTAAAAAGTGAATTATTTGACAATTTTAAAGTAGAATGCGTAAGAAGAAAATTTAGTTTCCAAAAACTTGCGGACCGCACCTTGTTTTTGTATCTTACAGATGAAAATTTTAGGAAACAAATATCAAATCAAACAAATATTGAACTATAAATTAAAGTTACATGAATAAAGATTTTAAACACATCCCAAAGGATAAGAGGAAGAAAATATTACTAGTATGTGATGACATAAGAGTACATTCTGGTGTAGCAACAGTTGCAAAGGAAATCGTAATACATACTTCCCATCATTTTAATTGGGTTAATGTAGCAGGGGCTATAAACCACCCTGAAAAAGGTAAACGTTTAGATATATCAGAGGCAACTAATTCAGAAGCAAAAATACCAGATTCTAATGTAATATTATATTGCGTAGATGGTTATGCTAAATCTGAAGAATTACAACAGGTATTATCACTAGAAAAACCAGATGCTGTAATGTTAATTACAGACCCTAGGTATTTTAAGCATATTTTTAATATGGAAGATACCATTAGAAAACATTGTCCTTTAGTCTACTTAAATATTTGGGATGATTATCCTGCTCCAATGTATAATAAACCATACTATGAAGCTTGTGATTTATTAATGGGTATTTCAAAACAAACCGTTAACATTAATAAATTAGTCTTAGCAGATTGTGATAATAGTAGAAGAGTATTTAAATATGTTCCTCATGGTTTAAATCATGAAGAATTTTATCCAATTAATAAGGATCATAATGAATATGAAGGTTTACAACAATTTAGGAATAATATTATAGGTGAAAATGTAGATTATATAATGTTCTTTAACTCTAGAAACATTCGTAGGAAACAAATCCCAGATGCAATGTTAGCTTTTAGATCATTTTTAGATTCATTACCTAAAGAAAAAGCAGACAGATGTAGATTTGTTTTACATACGGAATTATCTACAGATCATGGTACTGATTTAGGTGCTGTAGCTGAGTATCTTTTTGGTGAAAATTATGAAAATAATATAGTTTTTTCACATGCTAAGTTATCAAGACAACAATTAAATTGGTTATACAATATAGCAGATTTACAAATATTAATTACATCTAATGAAGGATGGGGTTTAACAGTTACTGAAGCAATGTTAACAGGTACTCCTGTAATTGCTAATGTAACAGGTGGAATGCAAGATCAAATGAGGTTTGTAGATGAAAATGGAAAATGGTTTACACCATCTCCTGAAGTACCATCTAATCATAGGGGTACATACAAAGAACATGGTGAATGGATGTTCCCAGTTTACCCAACGTCTAGATCAATACAAGGTTCACCTCAAACACCTTACATTTTTGATGATAGGTGTGCATGGGAAGATGTTTGTGATAGAATAAAAGAAATATACGAATTAACAGATGAAGAGCGTAAAGCTAAAGGGTTAAAAGGTAGAGAATGGGCTTTAAGTGATGAAGCAGGATTTACAGCTAAACATCAAGCACAAAGAGTAATGGAAGCATTTGAAGAATTATTCTCAGTCTGGGAACCAAGAGAGGATTATGAGATAGTAAATGCAACAAAAAGCAAAGGAAGATTTTTAAACCATAAAATTACATATTAATGAAAAAACCAGTTTTCACAATTAGTGCTCCTGTAGACACATACAGTGGTTATGGTGCTAGAGCAAGAGATATAGTTAAATCTATAATAGAATTAGATAAATATGAGGTTAAAATCATGTCACAAAGATGGGGAGATACTCCAAAGGATTTTATTGATAACCATAGCGAATGGAAATTTCTAAAACCTTTATTGATTAGGAATCTTACTGAACAACCTGATATTTGGATGCAAATTACCATTCCAACTGAATTTCAATCAGTAGGTAAATATAATATTGGTTGTACAGCAGGTATTGAAAGTACAGGATGTGCTGCACCTTGGGTTGAAGGTTTAAATAGAATGGACCTTAATTTAGTATCATCAGAGCATAGTAAAAAAGTATTTACTGATATTAAGTTTGAGCAGAAAGATAAAGCAACAAATGTAGTTCAAAAATTAATTCAATTAGAAAAACCAATTGAAGTATTATTTGAGGGTGTTAATCTAGATACTTACTTTTACAAGAACCCAAAAGATGTAAATATAAATTTAGATAAGATTGAGGAATCATTTTGTTATTTATTTGTAGGACACTGGTTAAATGGAGAATTTGGTCATGATAGAAAAAATATTGGGGTGCTAGTTAAAAATTTCTTTGATGCATTTAAAGGTCAAAAATCACAACCAGCCTTAATATTAAAATCATGTCTTGGGAGAAATAGCTATTTAAGTAGAGAAGAATTACTTGGAAAAATTAAAGTTATAAAGAAATCATATCCTGTAGGTACTAAATTGCCTAATGTTTATATTTTTAATGGTAATTTATCTGATGAACAAGTAAATGATTTATATAACCATCCAAAAGTAAAATCTATGGTCAGCTTTACTAAAGGTGAAGGTTATGGTAGACCATTAGCAGAATTTGGTTTAAGTAAAAAACCTATTATAGCATCAGGTTGGTCAGGTCATGTTGATTTTTTAACACAAGGTAACTGTATTTTACTACCTGGAGATTTAGAACCAGTTCATGCAAGTGCTGCTAACCAATGGTTATTAAAAGAAACCCAATGGTTTAAAGTAGATAATGCTGCTTCAATTAAAGCACTTAAGGATGTTTATGATAATTATAAGAAGTACACAGTAGGGGCTAAAAAACATGGACATCACATTAAAACTAAATTTTCATTTGATGCTATGAAGGAATTATTAGGAAACATATTAGAAAAAAATGTGCCTTTTTTCCCAAGTAAAGAACCACTAACGTTACCAAAGTTAAAAACACCAAAAATTGTACAACAACAAAAATAAAAAATTATGGCACAACACGATGAGATAATACAATGCCCTAAATCAGGCGGCGATTTATGTTATAAAATTGAAGTAAGCAAAGATATAACGCAATATATGAGTTTATCATGCGGTTTTATGACGAATACATTAATGAAAGTTGGAACTGACTTTTATAATGAACAAATGGTTTTACTTCCTGAAATATACAAGGATTTAGCTTGGGAAGATAAAGATACTGAATTAATTTGGTTACCCAATAACATAAACGTTCCTGAATTAGGGATGGTTTATGCTTCAGGTGCTAGTGTAAAGGATTGGAAATGGGCTGCTGTAAAGGCAATTAAATTAGAAGAAGAAATTACTAATAAAGATGGCTCAAAATCAAAATACAAACCAGATATGTCTACAGTAGAATATTTCGAAGAACGTGATTATATAGATGCTCTTTCGTATATTGGAGCATTACCAAGCTAGATATATGAAAATAAGTTATGCAATAACAGTATGTAATGAGTTCCTTGAAATACAGAAACTACTATCCTTACTATTAAACCAAAAAAGATTTGAAGACGAGGTAGTTGTATTAGTTGATTTATCAAAAAATACTGCAACATCTGAATTAATGAATTATCTACATGAACTAAGTTCTGAAGATTACATTATTTTAGTTGAGGACACTTTTAAAGGGCATTTTGCTAATTGGAAGAATATTTTAACTAAAGCATGTAGTGGGGATTATATCTTTCAGATAGATGCTGATGAAATACCTAATGAAACCCTTATTGAAAATCTACCTGCAATAATAGAAGCTAATCCTGATAATGAAGTATATTTAGTTCCAAGAGTTAATACTGTAGAGGGTTTAACACAAGAACACATCAAAATGTGGAGATGGAATGTAAATGATAAAGGATGGGTAAACTGGCCAGATTATCAGTGGAGAATATGGAAGAATAAACCAGAAATACAATGGAAAAATAAAGTCCATGAAGTATTAGAAGGGCATAAAACATACTCACTATTACATGATAATGAATTATTATCACTTTACCATCCAAAAGATATAAAGAAACAAGAAAAACAAAACGAGTATTACAACACTCTATAAACTAAAGCTATGGTATACGATTTAGAAGAAAAAGTAAACGAACTATATAACGAAACATCAGACATTAATGAACATTTTCCTGCTATAATTAAATATGGTAGTGAATGTAATCATATAACTGAGATGGGAGTAAGAGGTATATGTTCAACTTGGGCTTGGTTAAGTTGTAATCCTGAAGATGGATTATTTTCTTATGATTTATACGACCCCTCTAAATGGGGAGGTGATTTACAATCAGTTAAAGATACAGCAGAAGCGTATGACATTAAATTTTCATTTACAGAAGCTGATGTAACTAAAATTGAAATTGAGCCAACCGATTTATTATTTATAGATACATGGCATTGCTACGATCAATTAAAACTAGAATTATCTATCCACTCAGATAAAGTTAAAAAATACATTTGTTTTCATGATACAACTACTTATGCTCATGTTAATGAACCACTTACATCAGATCATGATTGGAAAGACAATACAACACAAGGAAAGGGTCTTTGGAACGCCGTTACTGAATTTTTATCCGAAAATGATAATGATTGGGAACTAGTTGAAAGATTTGAAAATAACAATGGGTTTACTATTATAAAAAGAAAATGAGAATAATATATAGGATATCAGATGCTGGTTATAATAAAGTAAAACCTGATTATATTAGTAATGAAAAGTGTTTAACCAATGCCCTTAGGGTATTTAAAGATGCTAAATGGAGTATCATAGCAGATAATGTATCTACTGAAACGGATAATATGATTCAACATCATATACAGGGCACAAAACGTGATTGTATTAGTTATGTTAAAAAAGGTGATGGTGCTGCTACTTTTAATTTAGCTCTAGATGAAGCATTAACTTATGATGATGATGAAACTATATATTTTATAGAAAATGATTATTTACATAAACCAAATAGTATGGAAGTGTTGGAAGAGGGTTTGATGTGTGGAGCATCTTTCGTATCATTATATGACCATCCTGATAAATACATTGGACCTGAAAAAGGAGGTAATCCTTACTGTACAGGTGGTGCTGAAGATACAAGAGTATATTTAACAGACTCAAGTCATTGGAAAATAACAAACAGCACAACTATGACATTTGCAGCAAAGGTTAGCACATTAAAAAAAACAGAACCAATATTAAGAAAACATACATCAGGTAAACATCCGAATGATTTTCAAATGTTTATGGAATTAAGAGAAACAAATCAATTATTAATAACACCTATACCAGGTTACTCTACTCATGGAGAAACAGCTTGGTTAACACCACTTGTAAAATGGCAATTAGTATAATTATACCCACATATAGAAGTCCAGAACACTTAGACTTATGCTTAAAATCTTGTATTGAACAACAAGCTAATGAAAATGAAATAATAGTTTCAATAGATGGTTTTTACAATGAAAGTAAAGAAGTATTAGACAAATACGAAGATAGAGTTAATATATTAGATTTAGGGAATAATCAAGGCATGCAAACTGCTCTTAACTTAGGAGTAATGAATGCTACAAATGAAATCATTTTTATAGTAAATGATGATAATGTATTTTGTAAAGACTTTGATATAGCAATTGAAGAAAAATTAGAGACAAATGACAAATTAGTAGTTACTTTAAATCAAATAGAACCAACTGGACCAGGAATATTTAATTTTCCAGTTAATGATTTAGGTAGAACGCCAAAAGAATTTAAATATGATGAATTCATTAAATATGAATCATCAATTAAAACAAAAACAACAAGTCCTGATGGAGGTATATTTCCCTTTGCTATGTATAAAAAATATTACATGGCTGTAGGTGGATTTGATACAATATATAAGTCACCTTTTATTTGTGATTGGGATTTCTTTTTAAAATTAGAACTAATAGGTTTAACATTTTTAAGAACAAATAATGCACATTTATACCATTTTGGATCATCAGCAACTAAAAATGGTAAAGAGGCAATAAAATTTAAAGAATCAGAACAACCAGCAGCTAATATGTTCTTTTACAAATGGGGAATACAACCTCAATTATTTAAAAATAATTCTCATAATCCTAAAAATAATAAAGTAATAAAAGGTATAAAATATGACTAAGCACACTAAAAAGGTATGGTACGCACCATATAAATTTGAATCCTACGGACAAGAAGAAATTGATGCCGTAACGGAATGTTTAAAATCAGGATGGTTAGGTGGACAAGGTCCTAAATCTATTGAATTTGAAAAGGCAATTGCTAAAAGATTTGGTAAGAAATTTGGAGTGTTTGTAAATAGTGGTTCATCGGCTTGTTTGTTAGCAATAGCTGGTTTAAATTTAAAAAAAGGTACACATATTATAACACCTGCATGTACTTTTGCAACTACGTTAGCACCTATTATACAATTAGGGTATAAGCCGGTATTTGTAGACGTAGGATTAACTGACTACGTTGCCGATATAGATCAAGTATTAGCAGCAGTAACTAACGAAACATCTGCACTTATGTTACCTAATCTTATTGGTAATAAACCTGATTGGGTTAAATTAAAAGCGGGTCTTATTGCTATGGGTAGAGAAGATATATTTCTTATTGAGGATTCAGCTGATACTATTACAGAAACACAAATTACAGATGTTTCAACTACTAGTTTTTATGCATCTCATGTTATTACAGCTGGTGGTGTAGGAGGAATGGTAATGTTTAATGATGAAAAACACGTAACTAAGGCTTTACAATATAGAGATTGGGGTAGATTAGGTAATGATTCTGAAATAATGGATGATAGATTTAATCATACTGTAGATGGAATACCATATGATCATAAATTTTTATATAGTGTATTAGGTTACCATATGAAGGCATGTGAAATGAATGCTGCTTTTGGTTTAGTACAATTAAACCGTTTTGAAAAATTCTCAAAAATTAGAAGAGCAAATTTTGAAAGGTATTTAGAAAACCTACAAGGAGTAGGTGACTTAATACTACCAGATGATTCAATAGAACCTAACTGGTTAGCAATTCCATTTCAAACTGAAAAACGTTTTGAATTATTAACCTTCTTAGAAGATAATGACATTCAAACAAGAGTTACATTTGCAGGTAACGTAACTAGACATCCTGTTTATAGAGAATATTTACAAGATTTTGAAAACTCGGATGCCATTATGAAGAATGGGTTTTTATTAGGAGCACATCATGGTTTAACAATTGATGATGTAGATTATGTTTGTAATAAAATTAAAGAGTTTTTTAACCAATAATGACTGACTTACAATCATCAACTAAAAAAATAGGAGAAGTAGTTACTCAAATAATTCACTTTAAAAGTGGTGAAAAAAGAACATTTGAAGATATACTTACATCTACTATTAAACAGGGTCAATTTACTAAGTTAGAAACAACAGATGGTAGATTAATTATGATAAATGATAAGAATGTTTTATGTATAGAAATATTTAAACAATGAAAGTACTAATCTTAGGAGACGGTTTATTAGGGTCTGAATTACATAACCAAACAGGTTGGGATGTAGCATCCAGAAAACTAGGAAATTTAGATATAGATAACCCTAAAGGTTTAGAAAAATTAATTAAAAAATATGATACTGTTGTAAACTGTATAGCACATACCCAATCATACTCTAAAAATCAAAACATACACAGAGATATTAATTTAAGATTTGCTGCTGGTATTTCACATATGTGTAATAATAGAAGTGCTAAATTAATTCACATTTCAACTGAGTTTGTATATGCTAATAATATTGGTTTACCAACAGAAGAAGATATACCAATACCAGATAATAATTGGTATGCTTACACAAAATTATTAGCAGATGAATATATTCAACTAAATAACTTTAACTATTTAATTGTTAGAGGGCTACATAAACCTCATCCATTCCCACATAAAGACGTATGGGATGTAATGACAAGTGGAGATACAGTACAAAAAATGGCAGGTATAATAATAGAATTAATTGATAAAAAAGCTAACGGTGTATTTAATATAGGAACAGGTGATAAACACTTGTGTCAGCTAGCTCCCTATAGTACATTATGTCAACCTCCATTAAATGTTCCTAAGGACACCAGAATGGATTTAACAAAACTAAATAATTTCTTAAAAAATGAGTAAAAAAATATTAATAACAGGAGTAGCAGGTCTATTAGGTAGTAGATTAGCAGATTGGATTATAGAACACAAACCAGAATATACAGTAGTAGGTATTGATGATTTAAGTGGAGGGTTTAAAGAAAATGTAAATGACAAAGTAGATTTTTGGGAAATGGATCTTGTAAATCATCCAATTGAAAATTGTTTTGAAGTAAATAAATTTGATTATGTGTTCCATTTTGCTGCTTATGCTGCTGAGGGTTTATCACCATTTATCCGTACTTTCAACTATGATAACAATTTAAAAGTAACAGCCCGCATAGTCAACGAGTGCATAAAACACGACGTTAAAAGATTGGTATTTACATCAACTTTAGCAGTATATGGACATGGTAGTGAAGGTATATTTAATGAAACACAACAACAAGCACCTATTGATCCTTATGGAGTAGCAAAATATGCTTGTGAAATGGATATTGAAATTGCAGCAGAACAACATGGTTTGGATTACTGTATTATTAGACCTCATAATGTTTATGGTGTTAAACAAAATATATGGGATAAATATAGAAATGTATTAGGTATTTGGATGTTCCAACACTTAAATGGTATGCCTATGACTATATTTGGAGATGGTAATCAATCCAGAGCATTCAGTTACATAGATGATATTTTATCACCTTTATGGAATGCTGCTGTATTACCTCAAGCAAGTAAAGAAATTATAAATTTAGGTGGTGTAGAAGAAACAACTATCAACGAAGCAAACCAGATACTTAGAGAAATAACTAAAGATGGTAAGGTAGAATATTTAGAAGCAAGACATGAAGTTAAACATTCTATTCCAACCTTTCAAAAATCAATAGACATACTAGGTTTTGAACATACAACTTCATTACGTAAAGGCTTAACTGAAATGTGGGAATGGGCTAAGAAACAGCCTATGAGAGAACGTTTTGTATGGCCTAAGTATGAATTAGAAAAAGGTATTTACTCATTTTGGAAAAATTAATAATATGAATATAGGAATAATAGGTCAAGGGTTTGTTGGAAATGCAGTTAGAGAAAAATTTGAAAATTATTATGGCGTTAGAGCATATGATTTAAAAGCTATGTTAAGTACTGCAAGTGAACAAGAAGCATTTGATAATGAAATAGTATTTATATGTTTACCAACTCCAATGAATAAGGATGGAAGTTGTTATACTGATATAGTTGAAAAGGCGATTAAACGAGCTGTAGAATTTGGTATTGCTAAAATAGTAGTTATTAAATCAACGGTGTCACCAGGTACAACAGCAAAATGGAATGAACAGTTCCCAAGTTTAGATATTGTATTTAATCCTGAATTTTTAACTGAAGCAAACGCTGTTGATGATTATGCAAACCAAAAACGAATTATATTAGGTGGACCTAGAAAAGCAACAACTATTTTAAAACCTATATTTAAAAAACCATTCCCCCAAGCTGATATTATTAAAACTAATTCTACATATGCTGAAATGGTTAAATATGTTACTAATAGTTTTTTAGCTACTAAAGTATCATTTTCCAATGAAATGTACCAAATATGTGAGGGATTAAAAATAGATTATGATAAAGTAATAGAATATGCTACGTATGATGAGAGACTAGGTAAATCTCATTGGTCAGTACCAGGTCCTGATGGAGATTTTGGATATGGAGGTCATTGTTTCCCTAAAGATGTAAAAGCATTAATTTCCTTAGCAGAGGAATTAGATATATTCCCTGAAATGTTATTATCAACAGACGCTAAGAACACAGAAGTACGTACTAATAAAGATTGGGAAGACATGAAAGGTAGAGCTATCATATAATATTAGGCTACCGCAATGATATTACGTATATTTCCCTAAATGAAATAAAAACTATGAATATAAAAATGATACCTTGTAGCAAATGCAAGAAAGATATGCCCGAATTAAGATTAACACAATACAAATATACATTTTGTGTTGAATGTTCAGATTCTGGGTTAGGTAGCGAACCTAAAAAAGCAATTACTGTATTAAGAGGAGAAGGTGATCATACTTGGGTTGAAACTGTAATCATGTCTGATTCTGATTATAATTCTTATTTAAGTGAAAAAGATGAAGCTATTAAAATAAGTGAGGAAAATAAAGTAGATATAGAAGACGATAAAAATATACAAGGTCCATTTAAAATTATTACACCTAAAGATAAGTAATGGCTAAAGCTAAACCATTAACTAAAGAACAAATGGTTGCTGCTCAATCGAAAACACTTTCGAATATGGCAGCTGCACGTTATCTTCATGTTTCGTATCAACATTATAAAAAATGGGCTAAGCTATACAAAATATTTGAATCTCATAAAAACCAAGCAGGTGTAGGTGTTCCTAAATTTTTAAAGGGTTCTAAAAAAATGCCTCATATGATTGAAATAATTGAAGGTAGAATAGCTGCTTCACATTTTGATCCTAATAAACTTAAATACGCTCTTATAGAACAAGGTTACATAAATGAACAATGTGGAATATGTGAATTTAAAGAAAGACGAGTATTAGATTATAAAGTACCTTTACTATTGCATTTTAAAGATAAAAATAGTAACAATTATAGTTTAACAAATGTTCAGTTATTATGTTACAATCATTACTTTTTACAAGTAGGAGATATATTCAATCCAAAAGACGAAAAACAAATAGAATCACAACAAGAACATTACGGTACAAGTGAAACTATTAATTTCGAAGTAGATGATTATCATTTACAACGTTTAAAAGAATTAGGATTAGATGGAGATGAGATTGATGATACTGAACAATATATTAGTAGAATATAATGGAAAAAATAACATTAGTAGATAAAGCTTGGACTTGCGGGTGTGGGTCTTTAAATGCACATCATAGGGAAACTTGTGGTGGATGTAATCAGGTAAAATTAGAATGTAATGAAGAATAAAAAACATAAACAAATACTAGATGACTATGATATCCAAAAATCAAAACATCTAGAAAGATTAGCTACCAAATCCTTAAAAGCGGATGAAAAATATCAAAAATTAAAAGGTAAACCATTAAAAGGGGATTACTTAGATAACTTTTAAAGGTATTGCGTTAAAAACTAGGATACCCCATATAAGTTTTGTATATTTACGCCTAAATCAATAAATAATATGAAATTTAAACATCAATTAGAATTTAACTCATCAGAAGAAATGAACCATATGTTCTCTGAAGATAATCGACAACTATCTAATATGATAGTAGATATAGCATTAGATAATCTTGATACTACAATAAAAGAAATACCAGTTGTTACTATTCTTACAAAAGAAGATGATTTAATCTATGATGTTATCATTGATCGAATTGATATGGTTGAAACGTTAGAACAAAATCTTGAAATAATGGAGGATTTTGAAGACTATGAACGTTGCCAAAAAATTACAGATGCCCTTTTTTACTTAAATAATATATAAATATGAGAACACTAATTATATTAATGTCTTTAAGTTTCCTATCCTTTAATACAAAGGTTACCAATAAAGTCCATGCTACAGTATACAATGCAGTACCAGAACAAACTAACTCAGATCCTGGTCATACAGCTTTTATGTTTGAACTAGATTTAAATGATCCTTATAAACATAAAATTATTGCTGTTAGTAGAGATCTTTTAATAAAATATCCTAAAGGTACAAAAGTATGTGTTTCTGGAACATCATATGATGGTGTTTATGTAGTAATGGATAAAATGAATAAAAGATACACAAATAGAATAGATCTATTAATAAACTTAGATATGCAAATAGGTTCATGGCCAAATGCAACTATAACTAAAGAATACTAATGAAGAAATTACAAAAATTAGTAAGAGATAGACGCTTATCACCTGTAGAAAGATTAGCAACAAGAGTGGGTTACATGGGAACTGGGTTACTAATTGCAGGACAATGGACTTTAGAACCAATATTATTTATGTCTGGTTTTATTTGTGTAATAATACAAGTTGCAGCTAGAAAGCAATGGAATTTAGTAGCATTACAGTTAAATGGGTTATTAGCTTGGACAATACATTTCTTCAACGGTATTTAAAGACACCCACACAAAAACTTGGCTACCCGGGCTATCTTTCGTATCTTCACGTATAAGTAAGAATATTAATTTAAAAATAAAGGTTATGAATGGATATAAAGGAAGAGCAGAATTTATAGAAAAACTTAATAAATTAGTTGATGACAACCATCATTATCTATATTTGATAGATGGTGTTTTTGATGGTGTTAAATCTATTGAAAATTCAATTTATGCATTCCATAAAGAACCCACTAAAGAAATTCCAGGTTTCGAAGGAACGTTAGATACATTAAATGAACTTACAATTATAAAATAAAGGTTATGCAAGAATTAAAACAATTTATCACACAAATGAGAGCTACGTCTAGTAGCTTAGAAAAAGTAGAAATACTTAAACAACAATCCGATTTTATTAAACAAGTAATTGAGTATACTTATAATCCTTACAAACAATATTACGTTACAAGTAAAACTTGTAAGAAAAATAGTGATAAAGTAAGTCATAAAGATTATACTCTATTTGAATTATTAGATAAATTAACTAGTAGGGAAGTTACAGGTCATGATGCTATAAAATTAGTTAATAGGTTTGCTAATAAAAATATTGACTGGGATTTAATTTATAAAATTATAGATAAAGATTTAGGTATAAGAGCGGGAGATAAAGTTATTAATAAAGCATTCCCAAAATTAATACCTACATTTTCAGTTGCATTAGCTAAAGAATATGAGGCAGACAAATGTAATTGGAATGATGAATGGTATGCTAGTAGAAAATTAGATGGTGTAAGGTGTTTAGCTATAGTAGATGAAGATGGTAAATGTACATTATATTCTAGAATGGGTAAAGAATTTACTACCCTTAATGTAGTAAAAGAAGCTATTGAAGCAACTAACATAATTAACACTGTGTTTGATGGTGAGATTTGTTTAGTAGATGAGAATGGTGATGAAGATTTTCAAGGTGTAATGAAGCAGTTAAGA